CGAGATTCATGAGCGTCTCGTGGGCTCGGAGATGTGTATAAGAGACAGGTGTTGACGCTTTGGCAGACAGACTGGTATTTAGAGAATTTGCAAATGATGATTTTGGAGTAAATCAGATTTTTAAGCAGAACAATCCCGATGTGTTTTTTGACAGCGCAGTTCTATCGGCATTGATTGGCAGCTGCTGTTTTGTCTACGTCTCTGCTGATTCTGATTCTGCTGATCCTGTGCGTCTGCAGGTCATTGAAGCGTCTAATGCCACGGGTGTCATTGACCCGATTACGGGTCTGCTAACGGAAGGATATGCCGTACTTCAGCGAGATACTGATACAGAGGCACCGCTTCTGGAAGCGTATTTCACGCCTGCTGAAACATGGTATTACCCTAAAGGCGGTTCGCCATATTCAATCGCCAATCCCGCTGGTATGCCGCTGCTTGTTCCGGTCATTCACAGGCCCGACGCTGTCAGACCGTTTGGTCGGTCAAGAATCACCAGATCAGGTATGTATTATCAGCGTTACGCCAAACGCACGCTTGAGCGAGCCGACGTCACGGCCGAATTTTATTCGTATCCGCAGAAATACATTCTTGGCATGGATCCTGATGCCGAACCGATGGATGCGTGGAGAGCAACGGTTTCATCTCTTTTGAGGATTGACAAGGATGATGATGGCGACCGTCCTACTGTCGGCCAGTTCACGACCGCAAGCATGGCTCCGTTTACTGAGCAGCTGAAAACCGCAGCTGCCGGTTTTGCCGGAGAAATGGGATTGACGCTCGATGATTTGGGCTTTGCGTCTGATAATCCTTCTTCAGTTGAGGCAATCAAGGCCAGTCATGAGAATCTGAGATTGGCTGGACGTAAGGCGCAGCGGTCACTGGGCAGTGGCCTGTTGAATTGCGCATATACGGCGGTGTGTCTTCAGGACCAGTTCCACTATGCACGCAGCCGTTTTGTTGATACTGAGGTTAAGTGGGAACCGTTATTCGAGGCCGATGCTAATACGCTGACGCTGATTGGCGATGGCGTAATCAAACTCAACCAGGCGATTCCGGGATTTGTGACGGGCGAGACCATCAGGGATTTGACCGGCATTCACGGCGCAGAAAAAACCAAACCGCAGATCACTACACAGTCAGAGGTGGTAAGCGATGACTGATGATGTTTTGCCGGAGTTGCTGAAACTGGTCTGTGACGAATTTGAAAAGTCATATGCTGCTAACGGGATTGTCAAACAGGTGCAGAAGAAGCTTGAGGATAAGTCAGCTACATATGCTGACGCTTACGAGTACGCATATGAGGTCGGCTGCATGCTCTCTGACGCCCTGACAAAACATGTAACAAACGAATTATTGCCTAACGGTACAATGTACTACAATATTGCTCAACGGCTGTTACAGAAAACGCTGGGTACCAATTATAAACTGGTGTCCGAACTGGCGGTTGGTGTGCAGAAAGTTCTCAATAGAAAGGCGGGCCTGACCCTAGCCGCACTGAAACCGGACATTGATCAGGATAAGGTTGACGGCTTGATTGAGCGCCTGTCCAAAGGTGATTTTGAAAATGACAAGTTCGTCATGGGCAGTCCGATTGCTAATTTCACGCAATCCGTTGTTGATGACACAATTGCTAAAAACGTTGAATTCCACGCCAGCGCAGGTCTGCATCCGAAAATCGTCAGAAGATATGCTGGCAATGGCTGCAAGTGGTGTGCAAATCTGGCGGGGACGTACGATTATCCAGTTAAACAGGAGATCTATCGCCGTCATGATAACTGCCGCTGCATTGTTGAATATTTTCCGGAGGACGGAAGAGGCGTGCAGAATGCACACACTAAGGGGTGGAGAAACGAATCGAAAGTCGAACGTGAAAGGATTCGTAAATCAAAAGGCGATAATGGCTTTAGAAGGAAAGACAGCATTCAGACTGCAGCCGAAGCGGAGGCAAGGGCATTGGGATATAATCCGATTCCGACATCGAGAGTTGTTGAGCATTTAAGGAAAGAGGCAAGAATATGGCAAAAAGACTTGGAAGATGAAGAGATAAGGTCGATTAATAAATATACGTATAATGGCACAGATGATGATGGCAAGAAATTATTTTTCAAAATCAATGAGTATTTGGAAGGCCGTTATTCCCCAAGAGATGAAAGAGAAGAAGAAATCATTTTGAGAAATTCAGGTTTTATCAATGAAGGCATATCGAAATTTAAACTGCAAGATGATATAATAGTATACAGGAATGATTTTTATCCAGATCAGTTAGCTAAGAAAAATGAAAAATTTCTGAGCGCATCGGTTGTTCCTGATGCAACGCTACGAAAGCAGGCTAATGTTGCGATAATAGTTCCTAAGGGTAGCAATGGTGCATATATTGAATTATTGGCAATGGATAAATACAAAAAACAGCGAGAATTTGTTATTAATCGTAAATCTGATTTGAATTTATTAAGTGTGCAAAAAGGCATGTATATATATGAATTGAGGTGATGTTTTTATGTTGAGTGATGAATTAGCAGATAAGTATTATCGTGAGCGAATCTACGCAGAATCCAATAAGCCAGACTATACCGAAGAAGAACTACGTCTTCAAAAAGAAAGAGCAAAAAAGTTGGACGATTATATTGAGAAACTGCGTAGAGAAAAACCTGAAAGATTAAAATCTAAGCATCCGTAAGGGTGCTTTTATTTTTCCATAACGTGTTTAAGAGGTGCAAACATGGCTAAAGATGACTATGATGTGGTTGTCTTAATCGAAATGATATTTGGCGGTTAATTAAGTTAACCGCTATTTTTATACTCTTTTTTGCCCTGTCATATGGCGTTAAACTGGGCAATACGATTGAAAGGAAGAAGGCCATGGCTGAAAAACGACTAGGCAATCAGAATCCTACTCAATCGGTAATTCTACCATACACTGAATCCTTGTCGGATGAAGCAATCGCAATATACGAAAAAACCGGGCTGAAGAGCTACCCGTGGCAGAAAAATCTTGTCAAGTCAATCATGGCTGTTGATGATGGCTTATGGGTGCATCAGAAGTTCGGTTTTTCCATACCCCGCCGTAATGGTAAAACGGAAATCATCTATATCCTTGAACTGTGGGGACTTAAGCACGGGCTTAACATGCTGCATACGGCGCACAGAATCAGCACTTCTCATTCATCTTTTGAGAAGGTCAAGAAATATCTTGAAAAGATGGGGTTGACTGATGGCGATGATTTTAACTCAGTAAGAGCTAAAGGACAGGAACGCATCGAACTGTATGAGACGGGCGGAATTATCCAGTTTCGTACGAGGACATCCAATGGCGGACTGGGCGAAGGCTTTGATTTTCTCGTTATCGACGAGGCGCAGGAGTATACGACCGAACAGGAATCGGCACTCAAGTACACGGTGACCGACAGCAACAATCCTATGACAGTCATGTGCGGGACACCGCCAACTCCTGTTTCTTCCGGGACTGTTTTTGTTAAATATCGCGAGGCATGTCTTTTTGGCAAAGCCAAGTACTCTGGCTGGGCGGAGTGGTCGGTATCTGAGGAAAAGGAAATCGACGATGTGGATGCATGGTACAACTCCAATCCGTCGCTAGGTTTCCATCTGACGGAACGCAAGATTGAAGCTGAGCTGGGCGAGGGCAAGCTTGATCACAATGTGCAACGGTTAGGCTACTGGCCTTCGTACAATCAGAAATCGGCAATTTCCGCCACTGACTGGGACGGCTTGAAAGTGGACGGTCTGCCTGACCTCAAGGGCAGACTGTTTGCAGCCGTTAAGTACGGTCAGGATGGGTCCAATGCCGCAATGAGCATAGCTGTGCGGACAACCGACGGACGAATTTTTGTCGAAGCCATTGACTGCCAGTCTGTACGCAATGGCAACAGATGGATCGTAAACTTCCTCCTCAACGCTGATGTGGAGCAAATCGTGATTGATGGAGCTAGCCGTCAGAAGATTCTGGCCGAAGAATTGCGCGAGTACCATATCAGAAATGTTGTTTTGCCAACTGTCAAGGAAGTAATAGTGGCCAACTCCATGTGGGAACAGGCGATTTACGAGAAAACCTTATGTCACGCAGGGCAGCCGACGCTTAGCAGAATCACAACGAACTGTGATAAGCGCAGCATTGGCTCAAGCGGCGGTTTTGGGTACCGATCGCAGTTTGATGACATGGATATCAGTGTTATGGACAGCGCGCTGCTGGCGCACTGGGCTTGTGCAACCCTCAAGCCCAGTAAAAAGCAGAAAGTAAGCTACTAGCTTGCTGACATTACCGAACGCACGGGAAATGCGGAGAAAGGAGACAGTGATATGTCTGAATTTAAAACAATCGAAACGCAGGAAGAACTTGATCGTATCGTAAAAGAGCGTTTGGCGCGTCAGAAGGAGAAGTACGCCGATTACGACAAGCTCAGGGAACGCGTTGAGGAACTTGAAACTGAAAATGCTGAGCTGCATTCGACGGTCGAATCATCTAAATCGGCAAAAGGCGAGTTTGACAAGCAAATCGCAGACCTGCAGGCCAAGATTTCCGGTTATGAAACGGAGAAAATGAAAACCCGCGTGGCTTTGCAGAGTGGTTTGCCACTTGAGTTTGCCACTCGGCTACGAGGTGATGATGAAGACAGCCTGAAGCGCGATGCAGAAACACTGGCCGGATACATGCAGCCTAAGTCGGCTGCCCCGTTGAAATCGACAGAACCGGCAGTTGATGATAAAGGCTGGGCGCAGATGACGCGCCAGCTTACAGAACATTAATTTAAAAGGAGATTGATATTATGGTTGACACATTAAAAGGCGGTACAACTTTTTCACCGGAGCTTGTCACAGAATTGATGTCGAAGGTCAAGGGCTACTCAACCCTTGCAAAACTCAGCGCACAAACACCGATTCCATTCAACGGCTCACAACAGTTTGTTTTTAATTTGGAAGGCAACGCTCAGATTGTTGGCGAAGGCGAAACGAAGAAGCCGGGCAAGGCAACTCTTGAATCTAAGGTTATTCGCCCAACAAAGTTTGTTTATCAGGCTCGTATCTCAGACGAATTCAAGTACTGCTCGGAAGAAAAACAGATTGATTACCTTCAAGCTTTTAGCGATGGATTTGCCAAAAAGATTGCGGTTGCTTTTGACTTGGCAGCAATCCATGGCCTTGAACCGAAATCGCTCACTGATGCTTCATTCAAGGCGACAAATTCTCTTGACGGTTTGGTAACGGGCGTTGATTTTGACGCTAAGAAACAAATCGATGATCAGATTGACGCAATCGTTCAAACGGTTGTTGCCAACGACTATGACGTAACCGGGCTCGCACTTTCCCCTGCAGCTGGTCAGGCGCTGGCACAGGTTAAGGTTAACGGTGTAGTTCAGTATCCTGAATTCCGCTTTGGTCAGAATCCTGATGCATTTTACGGCATGACGTCTGATGTCAACAAGACGCTTGCGACAAAAGGCACTACGTCTGAAAACGATTATGTCATTGCAGGCGACTTCCAAAATGCCTTCAAGTGGGGCTACTCGGAAGAAATCCCGCTCGAGGTCATCGAGTACGGTGATCCTGATCAGACGGGCCGCGACCTCAAGGCAAACAACGAAGTACTGCTTCGTGCCGAGTCGTTTATCGGTTGGGGCGTGCTTGACGCGAAGGCGTTTGCACGTATCAAAGCACCGGCAGAATAGTCACCATAGATTAGCTTAGGGGGTGGTAGGGTGGCAAACTTCGCAACCATCGAAGATCTTGAAAAATTATGGCGCGTATTAAAGCCGACTGAACGCGAGCGTGCGGAAGGCCTGTTGGAGATTGTCTCTGACAGTCTGCGTGTCGAAGCGGACAAAGTAGGCAAAAATCTTGATGAACTGGCGGCCGACAGCGATGCTTATGCGAGCGTTTTAAAGTCTGTGACCGTTGATGTTGTAGCGAGAACGCTGATGACGTCAACTGATCAGGAACCGATGACACAGATGACGGAGAGCGCTTTAGGTTACTCCTACAGTGGTTCATTCCTTGTTCCTGGCGGTGGATTGTTTATCAAGGACACTGAGCTTAAGCGCCTGGGATTGAAACGTCAGAGATACGGGGTGATTGACCCGTATGCTTAAAGGAATTACAGTTATTCTCGTTGACGAGACAGAGGAATCAGAAGACCCGTTCGGACAGCCAGTTACGGTCAAGGAAGAGATTGCGGTTGACAACGTTCTGGTAGCGCCAGCGTCAACGGATGATGTTACTGCCGAGATGAGCTTGACTGGCAAGAAGATCGTGTATGAACTAGCCATACCTAAAGGAGATTCGCACACCTGGGCCAATCGGCAGGTCAAGTTTTTTGGTCAGACCTGGCGAACTGTGGGCATTCCTCAGGAAGGCATCGAAAGTTTGATACCGCTGACGTGGAATAAGAAAGTGATGGTAGAGCGCTATGAGTAATTCTAAATTCGTTCTAAATCGTGCCGGTGTTGCACAGCTGCTCAAATCGTCCGAGATGCAGTCAGGGCTTAAGGCTAAGGCTAAAATCATTCGTGAACGGTGCGGCGATGGATACGAACAGGATGTATACGTCGGCAAGAATCGTGCAAACACTATGGTATATGCCGATTCCATCAAGGCAAAACGCAGTAATGCGAAGCATAATACGATTCTGAAGGCGGTGAATGCGGCACGTGATTGAACTCATTTTGAAACAGTATCTTGACAGTGTGCTTGATGTTCCCGTGCTTTTGGAGCATAAAACAGGCGTTACTGTACCGTATGTCCTGCTTGATAAAACGGGCGGTAGTGAGTCAAATCATTTGAAGAAGGCAACGGTTGCCATTCAATCGTACGGAACATCACTGTATAATGCGGCGAAGCTCAATGAGGATGTCATCCGAGCAATGGACGGGCTGACAACGGTTGAGAACGTCGGTGGTGCGCATCTTAACGGCAGCTACAATTTTACTGATACTGAAACTAAGAATTACCGCTATCAGGCGGTATATGATATTAACTATTTGTAAGGAGGTCATATAATGGCAACAACAGTTAAATATGTCACGAATGCAAAACCTAAAGTCGGCGGTGCCATTTACAGCGCTCCGACCGGGACGGCATTGCCGACTGACGCAACCAGTGCGCTTAATGCAGCGTTTAAGTGCCTTGGATACGTGTCAGATGACGGCATTCAGAATTCGGATGAACGCAAGACTGATGATATCAAGGCTTGGGGCGGTGACATCATCAACTCCGTCCAGAAGGAAAAGACGGATACGTTCAAATACACTTTGGCCGAAGTACTGAATGTTGACGTTTTGAAGGAAGTGTATGGTGATGCCAATGTCACAGGAACGCTTGACACAGGGGTAGTCGTTAAATCGAATTCAACTGAGCTTAAAGAACACGTGATTGTCATTGAGCTGGTGTTGAGGGACAATGTGCTGAAGCGAATTGTGATTCCGCAGGGGAAAGTCACCGAAATTGGCGAAATCAAGTATGTTGACGGCGATGATGTCGGCTACGAAACCACCGTTACCTGCTTCCCCGATGACAACTCAAACACGCACTACGAGTACATTGTCAAACCAAAGGCGGGAGGTGATCATAATGCTTAAAGGCAAGACAAAGACAGGATTTGAGTACGAATTTGATGAAAATCTTTTCAAGGACTATGAGCTGGTCGAGCTGCTGGCAGAGGTGGATGATAATCCGCTCGTTCTGCCGCAGATTTTCAAAAAGCTTATCGGTGACCGCGTAAAGGATTTGAAAGATCATGTCAGAGACGAGAATGGAGTGGTTGACATCGAGAAAATGGTGGCCGAGTTCGAAGACATCATTTCCACACAGGCCACCTTAAAAAAATAGTATTCCTTGCCGCTGCCATTAACGCAGATGAGGATGCGCTGATATGCGACCTGGCTGAAACGTATGGCATTTACAATTACAGACAGCTACCTGCAGACCGGGTAGCTGTTTTTTGCTATGGCTTAAGAGACGATTCGCGCATAAAAATGGCAATGGCTGACATGCGATATACGCTTGATACGCTTTTGTCTGCGGGCATTCTAGACAGGTTAAGCATTCTCATCTGGCAAAAAACAGAGGATGCGCAAACCGGCAAGAACAGACCAGCAAGCGTAGTAGATTTGCTGACAGGCAACGCACAAGAGCCTGAGACTGAAAATATATCATTCGCAAGCGGCAAGGAGTTTGAAGAAACACGCAACAGAATTTTGAAAGGGGTGGGAGCTGATGGCGATTGAGCTCGGCAAAGCTTATGTGCAAATCGTGCCTTCCGCTAAAGGAATTTCAGGCGGAATCACAAATCAAGTTGTTCCTGCTGCTGACGAAGCCGGTGCCACTGGTGGACTGCACCTCGGTAAAAGATTAGCTGCGGTTGCAACAGCTGCAATTGCGGCTGCCGGTATCGGTAAGGCGATCGCAGCTTCGATTGAAGAAGGCGGCAAGCTGCAGCAGTCAATCGGTGGTGTAGAGACGCTTTTCAAGAGCTCTGCGGGTATGGTTAAGCAGTATGCGCAGGAAGCGTACCGGACAACTGGCGTGTCGGCTAACTCATACATGGAAAACGTAACCAGTTTTGCGGCGTCCCTTGTGTCGTCGTGCGGTGGTAACACGAAAAAGGCCGCAAAACTGGCCAATGTGGCAATGACGGACATGGGCGATAACGCTAATAAAATGGGTACTGATATGGAACTAGTTCAGGAAACGTATCAATCTCTTGCCCGTGGCAACTATGAAATGTTGGACAACTTGAAACTCGGCTACGGTGGTACTAAATCCGAAATGGAACGACTGATGAAGGACGCTGAAAAGCTGACAGGGGAACACTACACTGTCGGCGATTTTGGCGATACTGTCAAGGCAATCCATGCGGTTCAGGAACATCTTAAGATTACGGGTACAACGGCCAAGGAAGCATCAATTACGCTTCAGGGGTCGTTCAATTCAATGAAAGCATCGTTTCAGGATGTTCTTGGCAATCTATCTGACGGCGAGTTAGACATAACTCCGTCATTGAACGCGCTGGCGAAGACTACATCAACATTCTTCTTTGGCAATTTTGTACCAATGCTAGGCCGCTTGATTTCGACGTTGCCGAGTGCTCTTTCGACATTTATACAGGCTGCCGTTCCGGAACTGAAAAAGGGACTTCAAGGGATGTTCTCGAATCTTGGCATTGAAATAGATTTCGGCAGCGTTTCGGGCAGCATTAGCAAAGTTCAGCAGGCATTGACGCCCGTAATAAACACGATTAAGACGTGTATAAACAATCTTGATTTCAGCGGCTTGAAATCACTGGCTTCTGCTGTACTTCCGGCAGTTCAGGCAGGGTTTGAAACATTTGCGAGCGTCGCATTGCCGGCAGTCAGCCCGCTGATCAAAGCAGTAACCAGCTTATGGAACGCATGCCAGCCGCTGCTTAAAACAATCGCTGGAGCGCTGACCCCGGCTTTTAAAGTTCTGGGTGCATTTCTTGGCGGTGTTTTCAAGGGCGTTCTTAGCACAATCACGTTTGCGGTTAATGCCGTTAAAGTTGCCATTCAAGTGTTGACGCCGATTGTCAATGTCGTTGTTGCAGCTTTTAAGGCATTTTCACCGGTTTTGACAGCTCTTGCTTCGTTTATGGGTCAGTTAGTCGGTCAGTTCGGTGGTCTGGGCGGTGCGGCTAAAACGATGAAGAACGTTGTCAGCACTGCGTGGAACGGAATCAAGGATGGTGTAAAGCTCGCTGGTGAAGGCGTCAAGGGTGTAGTCAACGGTTTGAAAATCGCATGGAACAGTTTGAAGTCTGCCGGTAATGCCTTGCGGAGTGCAGTATCAGGAGCATGGCATGGATTAGGCAGCGTTGTTTCCAGCGTATCCGGCGGTGTACGCGGAGCCGTCAGTGGCGCTAAGGCAGCATTTAGCGCATTCGGCCGTGGCGTCTCCAACGTATCTGGCGGCGTCAAGGGTGTTTTGGGCGGTGTTAGGTCTGCATTTAACGGATTGCGGAACATCAATTTATGGCATGCCGGTGCAGCTATCATGAACGGTTTCCTCGGTGGTCTGAAATCCGCCTGGGGCGGTGTCAAGCACTTTGTAAGAGGTATTGCGGGTTGGATTAAGAGACATAAAGGACCTATCAGTTACGATAAAAAACTGCTGATCCCGGCCGGTAATGCGATCATGTCCGGCTTGAACGGCGGATTGGTTTCCGGTTTTGAAAACGTCAAATCAACCGTTTTGGGCATGAGTAGCACTATTGCAGACACGTTGACGTGTAATCCGGTTGCTGCGATTACCGCAACCGGACACGTTGACCCGGGCATGGCCACCGCTAGCGCTACACCTGTTGTAATCAATTTAACGCTTGGAAACAGTGATTTTTCTGCATTCGTTGACGACATCTCAAAAGCGCAGGGGACTAAAGCACAGTTCCAACGCAATTATAAATTCTAAAAGGAGGGGTTAGATGAAATCTCAAGTGGCATTTAGCTATGGTGGTCATTGCTTGGATAGTAGCGTAGATGGGTTCATTACGCTTTCGGTAACTGGCAGAGGCGGGTTTACCCGTGCAGTAACTGCTACGGATTTGGCCAGTGATGGCGCCAAGTATCTGAGTTCGCGTCTAGAATCAAAAAAGCTGACGATTAAGTTTTTTCTTAAATCTGTCAGCCTAGCCGATCTGATGGCCAAGATGGGCAAACTCAAGCAGATTACTGCAGCTAAGAATACCGTCGTTTCGTTTGCTGATGATCCGCTGTATAAATACGTGGGCACAGTGACATCGGTTACGCTTGACGATACTACGCTACACCCGACAGGCTCAATCGAAGTGACGTTGAGCGACCCATACTGTTATTCAATCGCACGGCAAAAAACAGGCACTGGCAAAACGGTTGCTTTTGCTGATTATGATAGCGAATTTCCTAACATCCCTCTTTTGGTTGAATTTACGCCTAGTTCAGCCATTTCTTCTTTTCAGATGACAAGCAATCAGGGCAAAAAGTTTTTGCTCAACCAGTCAGTTTCAGCCGAAAAAAAGATAGTGGTTGATTTTAGAACGTTGTCATGCACCGTCAATGGTGTGAGCGTATTGTCGAGCGTATCGCTCAACAGCAATTTTGCTGATTTTACGATCAATAAGAATACGGTGCTGACGTTTAACGCAAGCGGTGAATATACGGTCAGATTCGAGGTGAAAAAATTGTGATTCTGTATCAGTTAAATAAGAAACAAGCCGTCATCGGCATAACATCATCAGATATTTTAAGCGCAACTTTTGAAGAACAGATTAACACTGCGGGTAATTTGAAATTTACCGTTGCTAAAAAATTGCGTGATGACTGTCTGTACGTATTGTTTCAACGACCAAGTGCGACAACGTATATGTGTTTTAAAATCTTAACCGAAACTCAAGAAGACAATCAAGTTGAGTACACAGCTGTTGAATCGGCATATGACGAACTGGGCGCATATTCATATATCAAGGATTTGAGACCACAGAATCGGACTGCCAAAGAAATGTTGACGCAAATTCTTGCACAAACACGATATTCGGTCGGTTACGTTGCTGACACCGGCACGCAAACAACCAATTTTTACTACATGACCGTGTTGGCCAGTCTGCAGAGCGTGGTCAACTTGTTTAACCTCGAAATCATGTTCGATGTTGTTTTTGATCCGATTGACAACCAGGTCAAAAGGCGATTAGTTAACCTGTATCAACAACAAGGAGCTAGGACGGGGCGGCGGTTTGAGTACGGCGACAAACTGTTAAGCGTAACGCAAGAACAATCTAGCGAAGAACTGGTAACTGCACTGGTTGGTCGAGGATCGAGCGCGCAGGTCAGCGAAGGAACGGACGGAAGCCCTGACGGTTATAGCCGGAAGATAACCTTTGCCGACGTTGTTTGGAAAAAATCAGCAGGCAATCCGCTTGATAAACCGGCTGGTCAAGAATATCTTGAGGACCCGTCCGCAACGGCCGTATATGGTTTTTCCGATGGTAAACCTCGAATCGGTTTTGTCGAATTTGACAAAATCAATGATAAAAATTTATTGATAAAGGCAACGTATGACAAGCTGCAAGAACTCAAGCGGCCTAAAGTATCGTTTAAAGCATCCGTTACTGATGTCGGTAGCTTAAATTTGGGCGATACCGTTGCAATTATCAGGCATGATTTAAAAATAGAGTACCTGACGCGCGTGTATAAGGTTACTCACGATTTACTCAATGCGCAGAACGGCACGATCGAACTGGGGGATGATTTCCAAAAAGCAAGCATCACGTCAACAATCAGCGCAGTGCAGGACACCGTGCAATCGGCCAAAGAATATTCACAGTCTGCCCTGCAATCGGCAAACGGCAAGAACACCAACTTCTATGGTGCTAATCAGCCATTGTATGCCGTCGAAGGTGATTTATGGTACAAAGATCTGGGCAACGGCGAAACTGAAATGTACCAGTACAAAAACGGAAGCTGGGAACTGATTACGTCAACCGCCGAACTGCATAACACGCAGAAGGAAGTTGACCAGGCCATCAAAGATTTCAACGCACAATTTAAAGAAATCGATAACAAGTACGTACCTAATGAAACTTACCAGACTGAGAAGCAGGCTTTTTCCACGGCCATGGAAAAAGCCTCGGAAACGGCAAAGGCGGCAAAGGCAACTGCGGATACTGCTTCGGCAAATGCAACGGAAGCAAATAACAGCGCAAGTGAAGCACGTGCTAAAGTTGGTGACGTTGCTAAAACCGTGACAAAAAACGGCAAAGCAATCGGGGAAATCAAAACTGATGTTGATGGCGTTAAAGCCACGTATGCCACGCTCGATGGCAAGGTTACGTCAGTGTCGGCTAGAGCAGGTGCAGTTGAAGCAGCATTGAGCGACGGAAAAGGCGGGTTGATCAGCGTCAAAGCCGAAAATAATCGTATCGACTCCCTCGTTGATTCTAAAGTCAATGGTAGTGAATACAACACTTTTAAGCGACAAACGTCAACCGAACTCAGCCAAAAAGCCAATAAAACCGATTTGAATGGGTATGTGACAAGCACGCAGTTTAAACAAAGCGCTGACAAAATCGAAACAGTAGCTGCTGACGTTAAAAACGTTAAGACCAAAGCTGAAAACATTGAAAACACGATGAAATCGACAAGTTTCGCAAATAGTGTTGTTAAGGCAAGCGGCATCGATACGAAAGTAGCTGGTTATGATACTACGATCCGGAAGCTGATCGGTAAGGATGGGACAACCGGTGATTTGAACACGTTAGTATCTGCGTACAGCAATGAAACCAGTCAAACAAAAAAGCAAACAACCAAGCTGATCAGTGCGCTTGATTATAATGGGACAACCGGTAATTTTGGTAGCGGATTTGCCAAAAAAGTTGCTGATGCCTATGGTACGACCGAATCGTATAAATCGCTGAATGGCAAAATCGACGGGTTACAGATTGGCGGAGCGAATTTGCTGGATAATACGGCGGGACCGTGGAAAAAAGTAGGCATTGGCAAAAACTATACTGATACAGTAACTTTTGTTCTTAACGAACAGTTGCAAAGCACTACTATCACGGTATCGTTTGACTGCAGAGCAAACACAAGCAAGAGTTTTTACTGCTTTTTCTTCGGAAACGACTATAATGCTAACGGCAGAGTAACGAGCGCATGTAACTCTCAAGGGTGGGTCAACAACAGCATTGGTGTAGACGGCATGGTCCCTATTAAAACGTCAACGGTATGGGGGCGTGTATGGATAAGATACAACTTGTCAAAAATTCCGCCTGCCGGCACTAAAAAAATGCTTATCGGGCGCCTGTATAGTGAATACAGTGCCAGTGACTGGTTGGAAATCCGAAACGTTAAACTAGAATCCGGCAACAAAGCTACAGATTGGTGTATGTCGGATAATGACGTCAACAAACGCATACAGGACCAGGCTGACGCACTCACGGCCTATCAAGCTGAAGTCAAGCGGACATATGCTTTGTCATCGTCGGTGTATACCAAAACGGAAACGCAGACTAGAGAAAATGCTCTTAAAAGCTCAACCATCAGTGACTTGAAGGCCACCGATGACTGGAAGAAATTAATCAAGATCAATCAGAACTCAAGCTGGATCCAAGACGCAACTGGTTTCCAACAGCAAGCGTGGAAATACAATCTGGATTCAAGCGGTCAACTCATCGGCAAAAAGAGTTTTGAGGATTCAGCAGTCGGAAATTGGCGCTGTGCTGATTTAAAAACGCCGGCAACCCTCCAGAAAGGTGGGCCGGTTAACGGATTCTATAACTGGGTGTACTCCTCGACCGGTGGTGATTTATACTATGGAACCTCATGGATACCTGTCAAACCGGGCACTAAATTTTATGTTGAGGCACTGTGTCCCAATATGAAGAGTGTATATAACGGGCTGAACATTATAGTTGCTGCGTATTTGCGCTATGAACAAGGCGGGAAAACGCACTGGGCGATGGGACCAAGTGCCACTATCACTCCAGACCACTGGGGATGGGTAAAGGGCGTTGTAACGGTGCCGGATAATGTCACGCGAGTTCTGCCATGCATAGCAACTAAAGATACAACTGGCAAAGGTGGCGCAAGTTATGTAGCGTATGCTAGCTTCACCAAACTCGATGACTACACTCAGTCAAACATGACGTCAATCAAACAGTCATCAGATGGTATCGGATTAAAAGTTGCCCAACTAGTCGGTGGTTCTGACATATCGAAAATCGACATGACGAGCTCTGCGATTAAAATTGATTCAAAGCATATCTTATTAAATGGAGATGTTGCGATCGACGGGACGACTTTTGCAAAAAAAATCAAAGCAACTGGTATCACGGCCGACATGATTTTGGCCGGCACAATCGATGCGGCCAAAATCAACGTTATTAATATCGATGCATCTAAAATCACCACCGGCACGCTGACGGCTAAAATTGCAAAGCTGATGGGTAGCAACAATTCGTGGATGAGCTTAGACGGGTCAGGAATACATGCTGAAGGTGGTACAGCCGCTAACAAGGATCAGTGGGCATTTGATCTTGGCAGTAGAGGGTATCATATAAAGCGCCAAGAAAAAAAATCGGGTGATTATCGTTGGACCGGCGGGCTAGCTTACGGCGAAAATATGGCAAACACGAACGCGAACGGGTTAGGCTTGATAGTTTGCCCAAGTAGCAGCGGCGGTAATGGGGATGAAATTTCGATAGGCAAGGTTGTTAAAGGTAACTTTGACGGCGGTTATGAGTGGACAAATGCGATGAGGTGGTCGGCAACAGGGTATGGTGGTGTCGGCACAGGCTTCCACTGGTACGATACATGCACGTTGGAAAACGACAAGGCGCGTACAATTTATACGGGCGGCAAGGATCCATTCTATATCCGCAATATTAGGTGGGGGAATAGCGGCAACTATTATCCATCTATACAGGTTGGTTACAACGAAAATACTAAATCATCATCAGGAATCGCGTTTCGTTGGGACGATATAAAGCCGTGGGGAACTATGAACATGGAAAATGTGGAAATTTCCTGTGGTGCTTCTAACAAGCTGAGATTTACGTGGTGTCAGTGGTCCAACTGGTATCAGCAATGGAAGATACCTGCGATTTCCAATCGAGTTTCACCGACATCCGGGATTGCCTTTGCTTCAGGCGGAATTCGAGAGTTTGCCGGGTCCAAGGTTCGCGATTTATAAAATAGGAGGAAATGATATGGCTTTGAAAAAAACAATTATTCTTACAGATACGATTGAAAATGCTAACGGTGACGAAATTGCCGAAATGCAAACATATTTAACAGGCGATGGCAGCACACCTGTCGTTAGAACGATGGGGCTATCAGAGCCAATCGGCTATTCTGATGATGGCAGAGCTATTTTGCCTGAACAAGACGATAAGGTTATCGAGAAACGTCAACAGGAATTTATGGCAGCAGCCATTGCAGAGCAAAAGGACTTCTGCAAGCAAAACGGTGTAGATCCGTCATTAGTTAACATTATTGGAGCAGAAAATAAGGAGGATAAGTAATGGATACTGAAAAATTACAAAAAATCATCAGCAACCTTGCTGCCGAAATTGGTAATCTTAATATCAAATTAGCTAACTTGGCGGTTGAAAATGAAAAATTGCAACAAATGGTAGCAGAAGCAAATCAAAAGAAAGAAGAGAATTAGCAATGGCACTTACAAAACAGAAAACAGTCAACCTTTCTGGAGAATCAAAAATAGGAGATGAATCGGTGGCACGTTTTTCGGCGCAAGTATCATCTAATGATGCGTTGAGTCAAGATATCGTTACAACAATTGTCAACGTTGATCTTTATCGCAAGAATTCCAAAGCTGTTAGAGATGATGCAAACGCATTTCGTGAGTACGTTTATACAGTTCAAGACCAAGTGTATTCAGAAAACGAGACAAAGTAATAATTACAATGGAAGGAGTGATTAAATGCTTCACATCGAATATTTTAAACATCTTTCGTCACTGATTGATAACCCTGTGTTTTTTGCGTTTTTTCTAGTGGTTCTAATCGATGTCATGACAGGTTTTGTAAAATCACTGATTAACAAGGAAACGACATCCAGTAAGGGAATCAGCGGCCTGATCAAGCACTCGACTCTGCTGCTAGTTGTATGCGTACTTTATCCGTTATGTGATATCTACGGAGCGAGTGGCATGGCCGATACGCTTTTGATTTTCTACATCCTGTTTTACGGGATTTCGATTATAGAAAATCTGGGTCAGATGGGAATCCCGATTCCCGAATGGCTTAAAAAATATATCTATAAGCTGTCCGATGATTATCGAGGTGATGGTGATGAAAAGTAAAATCATGTTGGGCTTTGCCATATGCGCAGGGCTTTTTTTATGCAGTCAAAACGCGCAGGCAAATCGATTAGGCCAGGACGTATCCAGCTATCAATTGAGTGATTTTGAGTACATGCTACAACGCAAACAGCTAGGGTCTGAATTTACCATTGTCAAGCTAGGCGGTTCCGGTGGCTTTGAAGGAGAACATTATCAAAATCCAAAAGCTTCGGCACAGCTAGCCAATGCGTCAAAAAGTGGTCAGGACGTTGCAGGCTACTTCTGGGGACAGTTTGGATCAGATAGATTGATGGCGCAAAAGATGGCCGGCTATGCAGTATCGGATGCGCACAGGACAGGGTTAAAACAGGGCGCTGCTATCGCATTGGATTACGAGCAGGGTGCATCGATGTCAAGAACAGCCAATACCGATGCAATTATTGAGTTTATGTCAGCCGTTAAAAGCGCGGGGTATAAACCGCTACTATATAGCGGTGCCTATTATATGAAAAGATATGTAGATATTGAGCGTATTGGTAAGCAGTTTGGAACGTGCCTGTGGGTTGCTAGCTATAAGACAACCGGGTTACAGTTAGCTCCGGATTTTGCTTATTTCCCGTCAATGAACTATGTAGCGATGTGGCAATTTGCGGATAACTGGCATGGGACTGATGGAAACGTGGAACTTGTTTCTGTTATTAAAGGAGATGTAAAAAATAACGTGACGGTTAAGCCGACCGTTACCGTTTCTGGAAACTACTATACCATTCAATCCGGTGATTCGTGGTGGTCAATCGCAAATCGTTTTGGTATGGACATGTATCAGTTGGCACAGCTTAATGGCATGTCGATCAACAACGTTATTCATCCAGGGCAAAAAATTAAAGTTAAGGGCACAATCAAAAACGGTGCCAAACCAGTTAAAAATAACAATACTAGCTCTTATGTTGTTAAGCCTGGTGATTCGTGGTGGAGCATTGCGGCTAAGTATGGACTTTCTATGTATACGTTGGCACAACGCAACGGAAAGACGATCTACACTGTTATCCACCCGGGCGACAAGCTGACCATCAGCGGACAGACGTCACGCACGTATACAGTGCGCCGTGGCGACACGTTGAGCAGCATTGCTAGTCGGTTAGGCACATCAGTAAGCTCACTGGCTAGTCGCAATCACATCAGCAACATTAACTGGATCTATATCGGTCAGCGTTTGGTATACTGACAATTTATATAGATAGGTAAAGGCACACTGGTCAAATGACTGGTGTGCCTTTTTTTGTGAGGTTAACTAGTTGTCCAAAAGTTGTCCAAATACGGTGTAAACATTGATATACCAACAACGGTGTTACCGATGTACGGGATGTCTAAGCAAGATTTGTCAGATTACTTGGCCGGGCGCAAGAAAAATCCGCAAGCAAACAGAGTGATCTTAAAGATCATCTCTGATTTTAAGCTTAGCTAGAGAGGATGATTTGAATGAATGAATTAAAGAATTTTACTTTTGAAGATCAACAAATCAGAGCATTGACAATCGAAGGGGAACCGTGGTTTGTCGGAAAAGATGTAGCAGAAGTGCTAGGGTACTCAAACAGTCGCAAGGCTATTGCTGATCATGTAGACAGTGAAGATAAGGGGGTAACGAAATGTTACACCCTTGGAGGAACACAACAAATCGCAATTATCAACGAATCTGGTCTTTACAGCTTGATTTTGTCAAGCAAATTACCAAAAGCTAAAGAGTTTAAGCGTTGGGTAACTCACGAAGTCCTTCCTGCAATCCGCAAACACGGCGCATACATGACGGACCAAAAGGCGGCTTCAATCGTGACTGATAAAGGGTCGCTTGCTGATTTGCTTCAACAAGCCGCTGAACAACTCAAGCGGAAGGATATTCAAATTGAGCAGATGAAGCCTAAGGCACTCTTTGCCGATAGTGTTGCAGCAAGTGATACGACAATCCTTATTGGGGAGCTTGCCAAGATTATCCGTGGCAACGGTGTTGACATCGGAGCTAACAGACTGTTCAGATGGCTGAGAGATAACGGTTATCTGATCAGCAGAAAGGGGTCCGACTATAACATGCCTACACAGAAGAGCATGGAGTTAGGCCTATTCAAGATTATTGAAAGAACCATCAATCAAAGCGATGGCTCAAGCAGAATATGCAAGACCACGAAGGTTACTGGCAAGGGCCAGCAGTACTTCGTGAACAAGTTTGTCGGAGGGGAGGATTTGGCATGAGTAAGGACCCATTTGGAAATAAAAAACAAATAACGCTCTACCTTCCTGCTGAATTAAAAGCGAAATTAGAGCAGGAAGCAGAGCGAAAAGGAATGCAAGTGAATGAAGTATTAAGCATCATTCTTTATGATTATTTTTTTGAAAGTGTTGAGCCAGAATGAATTCTATCTCTCTTCCAATAGAACGTTTATTGTCCTTTGCTGATTTTTCAATTGTAGCAAAGAGTTCCCTGTCAATGCGTAAAGTAAAGCGTTTATCTTCTTCTCTGGTAAATTTATCAGCCATAATTAACCTCCAATATTGATATGCAAAATGACGTCTTATTGACAATATTATAAAACAAATTCAAAAAATACAATATTCATATTGACGCCAAAATGAATATGATATATATTATTAAGCGAAAGGGGTTGACGTCAAAAATATGGCAAAAGAAAAAGTAAGGTTTACGTACCGTATGACACCAAAGCTATTTGAGGCTATATCAGACAAAGCAAACGAAAAGGGCATTACGATTAACGCAGAAATCACAAATATTTTGTGGAGACATTATTTTGGAAAGAAGGGGACGATGGAACGATGAACGAATTAATTGAAGTTAAAACAAAAGAAGATGTGCAAGTAGTGTCAGCTAGAGAGTTGCACGAAGTGTTAGGTGTTAAAACAAGGTTCAGTTTGTGGGTTAAACAAAATTTCAAACACTTTCGTGATGGCATTGATTTTACCAGCGTAGTTACAACTACGGAGGTTCAAAATAATGGAGGTGTTCAAGCTAGAGATTTACAAGATTATGTTTTAACTATCGAAACAGCTAAACATATTGCTATGATGAGCGGAACTGATAAAGGATACAAAATCAGAGATTACTTTATCAAAGTGGAGCAAGCTTGGAACAGCCCAGAAATGGTTATGAAGCGAGCTTTAGAGATTGCTAACAAGAAAGTCGAACAACTTAAAACTGAAAACCAAGAAATGAGGCCTAAGGCGCTGTTTGCTGATAGTGTTGCAGCAAGTGATACGACAATCCTTATTGGGGAGCTTGCCAAGATTATCCGTGGCAACGGTGTTGACATCGGAGCTAACAGACTGTTCAGATGGCTGAGAGATAACGGTTATCTGATCAGCAGAAAGGGGTCCGACTATAACATGCCTACACAGAAGAGCATGGAGTTAGGCCTATTCAAGATTATTGAAAGAACCATCAATCAAAGCGATGGCTCAAGCAGAATATGCAAGACCACGAAGGTTACTGGCAAGGGCCAGCAGTACTTCGTGAACAAATTTGTCGGAGAGGAGGATTTGGCATGCAGAATCTGAAAGCTGAAGTGACCATAACTATTCCAAAGGACATGGTTTTGGTCAATCGGGTCGATTATGAAGACCTGAAGCGGCAGGCTGAAGAGGTCAAAACGTGGTCCGTCGCTGATTTCAAACGGGAGTTGGATATCCCAAAGAATGTCACATGGATTAAAGAATGCCTCCTCAAGCCCAACATCAGCGAAATCAAAAGCTGGTGCACCTTAAAGGAGGGAAGTGGCGGGAGAACAGGAACTGTAATCCTGTCTACCGGGGCTAAGAAGTGGTATAAGGAATTCTTCCCGAAAATTGACTGGGAAGAAAAAATTTGCGAATAGGAGGATTTAGTATGTCGCCAATAAAAATAACGATTGATCAAGAATATGTCGAAAACTTGATCAATAGCAGAATCGATGATCTGCTTAATCAAGATTTGTCAGGAATCACATGGAGCCTTGACGAATTCCGCAAGAAGTGCTGCGGAAACAAAAGCCGAGCGTGGGTAGCGCTCTATATCTTCTCACGGTTTGACGACGAAATTACCGGGCCTGATGGCTGGCTGATCCGTGCCAACGGTCGTGGTCAGCAGAACATAATCTTCGCCAAGCCGGCAAAGGAATGGATGGAAGAGAACCGTCAGCGGATTGACTGGCGGGCGAAATTACCAAGATAAGGAGATGAAAAACGTGGAAATAGGAAAAGAAAAGGCCGTCATGGTGCCTGCCAGTACCATGGGTTTGTTGCTTGCCATGGCTAGTAACACGAAATGGGAAACAGAAAATAGTGCATGGCTCGTTGCCGCTGTAACTTCACATGTCAATGATCCTGATGCAGAAAAAGAGCTGCTAGCTTACATTGCAGCGTTTTGTACTTTGGAGACACAAGCCCGTGGTGAAGATGCCAAAAAGCTGATAGACATCACAAAGAAGACGTACGGAGACGAAATGCTTAAGAGGGTACTTGGGAAAATCAAAGAAATCGAAAACGTAAGGAAGAAAAGGAGGAACAAAAAATGAACATGTTAGCAAATAGCACTTGCCCGTTGCTGCTGTGCATCCTGGGCATTATCGTTGGAGCCGTCTACGGGCACGTGGTAGTAGGGCTGATGATAGGGGCTATTGGGTGTTTGTGGGGGTGTGAAGATGAGAAAGGAGGTGAGTGAGATGGAATACAAGAAGGAATTCTGCTTGATGGTAGACCCTAAGACCGGTAATCCCCGTCTTGTCGAACCATCGGAGGACCCGGAAAAAATCGTGAAGGGGTTTTTAAAACAGATCAAAAAGCCCCACAGCCTTATCTGGGCCATGGATCAGCTTGCGTACGGTGATTGGCAGAAGTGGGACCCCGCAAGGCAAAAATTGTGGGATATGTTAAAAGAGCTTGACAAGCTCGGATATTAAAAAAACCGCCCGATATAAGGGCGGTCACAAAAGATATCGTGCTAAGTATAGCACACTTTGGGAGGAAATAAAAATGGAAAATCAATTACAGAATCAACAAACACAAAGAAGCATTACATTCAAGGCAAACGGCGATGACGTGACACTTTCTCCAAGCATCGTGAGGGACTATCTTGTCCGCGGCAATTCCAAAGAAGTTACCAGACAGGAAATTGCGATGTTCCTTAACCTGTGTAAGTTTCAGCATCTTAATCCGTTCCTGAATGAGGCCTTCATCGTCAAATTCGGAGATAAGCCCGCACAGCTTATCACGTCGAAAGAGGCCTTCATGAAACGTGCTGAGTCTCATCCTCAGTACAACGGCCTTAAAGCGGGCGTAATTGTTGTGAATAACAACGGGGTTGAGTTCCGCAACGGTGCCTTTACAGTACCTGACTTTGATCAGCTTGTCGGCGGCTGGTGTGAGGTGTACCGCAAAGACAGGGATATTCCCGTCAGGGTGGAGATTTCGCTTAGTGAATTTTCCAAAGGTCAGTCAACCTGGAAGACCATGCCGGCAACGATGATCCGAAAGACGGCCATCGTGAATGCCTTGCGTGAAGCGTTCCCGGAAACTCTCGGAGCGCTCTACACGGAAGATGACGACGGACAAATGCAGATGCAGCAGACAAAGAAGGCAGTGCAGGCAACCGAAAACAGCGTGGCCAAGAACAAGGCTGATGACCTGATTGCACAGGCGATGGATCCGGAACACGTTCAGCAACAGGAAACGGAAGAATTCCAACGCGAACCTCGCCCGGTAGATTTGTTCAATCCGGCAGAAGAATATTCAAAGTAAGGGGGAACGAAAAATGGAACTTACAGCGGAAAACTACTACGATAACGCGACAAGCTTTGACTACATGAGTACGTCGCTCTACAAGGACTTCCGAAAATGCGAGGCCTTTGCCCTGGCGAAACTGAACGGAGAATACATGCCCGTCATGGATCCTACCGCTCTGCTCGTAGGGAACTACGTGCACAGCTACTTTGAGAGCGAGACCAGTCACTCTGCATTTATCGAGAAAAACAAGGACGCAATGCTGACCAAGAGCGGTACGCTTCGTGCTCCGTACAAGGTCGGCGACAACATGATTAAGTGCCTGGAGGCTGATCAGGTGTTCACTAACCTGTACAGTGTCGGAGAGAAGGAAGTGATTGTGACTGGAGATATCTTCGGCCGTCAGTGGAAGGGTAAAATCGACAGTCTCAATCTTGACAAGCAGTACTTCTGCGACATTAAGACTACGGCAGACATTCACAAGGGGTTCTGGGATAAGGAGGAGCATCGCAAGGTGCCGTTCATCAAGGCATACGGGTATTACCTTCAGATGGCGATATACACCGAGCTCATCAAGCAGACGTTTGGCGTTGAGTGCCAGCCGTTCATCTTTGCGGTGTCAAAGCAGACACCATGCGATCATGACGCTTTCAGTTTCAATTCCGAACAAGATCAGGAGTATCTCAAGGAGGCTTTGGAAGACGTCAAGGAACATCAGGATCATATTGCTGACCTGATTGCCGGCAGAGCTGAACCGGAGCGGTGCGGTCATTGCGAGTACTGCAGGGCGACGAAGCAAATCACGGCGTTCACAAGTGCTGCGGATATCGAAGTTGAGTAAGGAAGCTTGGGCAGTGGCCTTATGACACCGGACGGGTGGGATGCCCGAATCGGAAAGGAAGGAGAGATAGTCATGGCATATTTCAGAGTTAACAAGAACCGAGACTACACGGTCATGAGTAACCATCATCTAAGGGACAGGAACTTGTCACTTAGAGCGATAGGGCTCTTATCTAAGATGCTGTCGTTGCCTGATGACTGGGATTACTCAGTTCCTGGGTTGGTTGCTATCTGCCGAGAAAGCAAGAACATCATACAAGGGGCACTTAAGGAACTTGAGAAAAACGGCTATTTAGTTCGAACCATGACCAGAGACTCAAGTGGACATATCGGATATAACTACGATGTATACGAGCAACCGCAACACACTTTACCGCGACCGGAAAAACCGTTCACGGTAGAACCGTGCACGGTATCACCGTCTACAGTGGAACCGTGCACGGAAAAACAGCCACAATTAAATACTAATAAACTAAGTACTAATAAACTAAGTACTGAAGAATCAAAGACGCAGGAGAAAGCCGTTGAACCAAATGTAGTTAACATAGAGGATCAGCAGAAACAGATAACCGACTGCGGCGGCTTCGCCAAAGTAACCCAATTTTATCAAGATAATTTTGGGATGCTCAGCAGCTATCTTTACGATGACATCAGGCAGACGTATGACGACTGGAAGCAAAGGTCAAAAGAGCCTGGTGGAATCATCATCAAGGCGATGAAGATTTCCCTGGAAAAGAATGCCCGTAACTGGAAGTTCGTTCTGGGGGTTCTAAGGCAATGGGAAGGGAAAGCCCGCACACTTGCTGATGCGGAAGCACTGGAGGCAGAGCACGGCAACCGTGGTCGTACCAGACAGGCAAGACAGAATGGACGGCGCGCTCCTGCCGAGAACAGTCTGGAGAAGCACAATGCCGAGCTGGACAGGCTGACCGAAGAGCAGAATGCCAACTTCGACATGGAGGCGGAACTAGCCGAGATTGAGCGCATGAGGGCCGAGAGGAAGATGAAGGCATGAGTGCTGAAGACGATAGTGGAAACGATTATGGAAGAGGAGGACGACGAAGAACTTGATCTTGATGAAAATGACGGGGATGTGCTGAGACGTATTATGAAGGAGGATAACGAGAATGACAAATGATTTAGTGACCGAGCTGAAAGCTCTGATCAAAGAAGGGAGCGGTTATAACCCAACCATGACTATCGAGCCGCTGGAAGATAGTGAGTGGTGCAGTATAACCACATCATCCATCGATGTTTGTGGGGACAATGTTGTCATCTATGCACGGCGAATGAACGGAATGATCGAATTAAGTGATTTCGGGGTAACGGATTTAAATATCGACGACGAATACAAAAATATAATCAAGATAGAATGCAAGATCTGGCACTTGATTTACGGCCTTGGAAAACGCACTGACATTCATACAGCTGCAGCAGCACGGCCAGAAGATTTCTGCTATGCCTTTGCGCAAATAGACTGGGCTACCACAAGCATTAACAACATAGCTGCTTATCAACTTAAGGAGGGAGATTACGATGATGAAGGCGAAGAAATATGATTTTATCAACAATTATAAGCAGTGGATTGACGGAGGGAAAGGAGAACGTATTAGTGCGAAATACACCTCATGCGGCTTCACACTTTGGAAAAAAGGTTGTCATCGACGGTCTTAAATTTGATTCGATGAAGGAAGCAAGCTTCTATCAGCTTTATCTTAAGCCGAGCGGCTACCAGTTTACCACACAGGAACGATTTACGTTGCTTGAGACATTCCCCCTGGAGCTAGTCAAGCTTCGTCAGACGGTTTATAAGAGCGACTTTGTCGTATATGACAAAGTCGGGTCAATCAAACACGTGTATGACGTCAAGAATGGTTATACAGAGTACGCCATAGACCAGAAGTCTAAAATAAAGTTTTCGCTGTTTGCGAGAAAGTACGGAATTCCTGTTGAGGTCGTTGTCATGCGTAAGAATTACTTCAATGTCGCCATTCTGGGCACCACGAAAAAAGTCAAGCCAGTGCCGATGGTCAACATCGATTATGACTGGCAGGACATTATCAGATAATCACACCATGGCAAACCAAACACTGCATTTGCCATGGGCACGGACCCTTAGCTCAGTCGGCAGAGCAGACGGCTCATAACCGTCCGGTCGCAGGTTCGAGCCCTGCAGGGTCCATCGCCCCTATATGCTCCGGGGCGAAAAAAAGATATTAGTCTCACATTTGACTTTGAGAACGCAAGCATTGACGGGGTTGGATACTCACAATTGAAAACCTGAAGTGTAGCGCAAATCGGGTCATAGATAGCACGCGGACATTATGGTCAGCGCTCAAAGCGTAACGCGTGCATAGCCGACCGATTGTTCTTGAGTCGATAATCGGTTGGCTAGCCGTTGCAAGGCAGAACTCCTTTAAGAAATTAGTTGTAACGTACGGATAATCAGGCTCAAGCGTGCCGGGAACGGTCCATCTCACGATGAGAAGGTTCGAGTCCTCCGCCGGCGCATTGGAAGGAGGGAAGAAGATCAATGAAAAACTACTTAGTGACGATTAAAATCGGCAAGGTCATCACAAACAAGCTGGTCAAAGCTGAAACTGCTGAAGAAGCAGAGAAGGAGGCGCTTAGATGCGCATCACGAAAAAATACGGAATTATCAGTTCAAAACTAGAGTACGACTTGCTGGCAAGACTGGACGGAGACCTCGCCAGAAGATACACGATAAGTGCAAAGAAGAGGGGCAGTTTTAAATTAAAAGGGGAATAGAAAAATGAACGAAGTACAAAAAAATTACATCGGATTAAAGAACGATATGCACGATCTTATTAAATCTTACACGGCTTTGCTTAAAGCACACGAACAATACGGTCCTGATAGCTGGAGCTTCCAAGTGATGAATGTTTCTCTCTCTGATGATTTGTTAAATTGTCTCGTAAGCTGCATCAACTTGAGTAAAGCAATAGAGCACGCACGAAATTAGGAGGAACAAAAAATGAAAGTCAAAAAGATTGAGAGTTATCCGCCGCTGACGATAGATGAGCAGGAAACCGTCCTTACCTGGGACGCAAAAGAGCGTGCGTGGCATATATGCACTGACTACCCAGCGCACGCACGCAAGTATGAAGCGGTGCTTGACGAGTCCAAGCCTGTCAAGAAGGGCTACCGAGACGGGGCGTTGGTTATGATTGACGGGTATCTGGACGAAAGCGCATATACGGTCCGGATCGGCAAGAAGCGCCGTTATTCTGACGAGCAAAGAGCCAAGATGGCAGAACGACTTAAGGCTGCGAGGGAGAAGGTGACTAAAGATGAATGATTTATCGAACGAACTGAAAGCTCTGATCAAAGAGGGGAGCGGGTATAACCAAAACATGACTATTGAGCCGTTGGGGGACGGTGAGTGGTGCAGTATAACCACATCATCCATCGATGTTTGTGGGGACAGTGTTGTCATCTATGCACGGCGAATGGACGGTATGAACAATTGTCCGGATGGAATGATCGAACTGAGCGATTTCGGGGTGACGGATTTTAATATCGACGACGAATACAAATATATAATCGAAGCGGAGTGCAAGATCTGGCACTTGATTTACGGCCTTGGAAAACGCACTGATATTCATACGGCTGTGGCGGCACGACCAAAAGATTTCTGCTATGCCTTTGCGCAAATAGACTGGGCTACCACAAGCATTAACAACATAGCTGCCTATCTGCTTGAGGAGGAAGATTCCGATGAAAAATATGAATAAATTAGAACGCATTGTTTCTGCAGCATTCTTTACATGTGGTGTTCTCATGTATCTGTTTTACAGGTGGTGGTTAGCGGATTGATTGTGTACAGGAAACGGAAGATGAATAGAAGCATCCCCCAATAACTTTTTCAGGCTAGCCCCTTTTGCTGAGAACAAAAAAAGGTTGCCACCTCCTTTTAACGCATCTTATCACAGCAAGCTGTGATTTTCCGATGCTAAAGGAGGTGACAACCTTGGAACAAATCATTTTGATTCTCATTTTAATCTATTTGCTGATAAATAGCAAGTAGGGCTAGCCTGAAGGGCGCGCGTCAAAGCTAACGCATTGGCGCGCGCCCCTTGGGAGGGATGAAGCACGGGCCGTTGAGTTTTGAAAAAATGCGAAAAATTGAAATTTGAGCCTGTTTCAAGGCGGGAAATTACAAAGGAGATGTAATTTTGAAAAAGACATTGAAGGATTATTGCAGAAATCACAAGACAAAATACGGATTTGACAATCCAGTTGCACGTGAGGCCAGCTGCCTTGGTCATCTGGAAAGCTGGGTTGAACAGGCAGTGAAGGAATACGAGAATTCGGGTCAGATAACCGCCGATACAAGGCTCTGGATCAACACCAACATCAAGCGCATGCAGGAATTCCTGGACGAACTGGAGGAACGGCAATGAATGACATGAATAAATACGGGTGTTTGTTGTCGTTGGTGTTTCTTGTTTGGTGCATGCTGATGTTTCTGATATGCAACTGGCTTGCGAGGTGAGACGATGGGATTGAAGTTTGGAAAAGCGGTTACGATGATTGTGGAAAGATATGGCTGGAGTGCATTTGACAACTTGAGTGCAATTAATGATCCGGATCTTGGCAAGGCTGTTGAAATGGTTCGGAAGGTCAGGAAGAAAAAGGACGATATACATGCGAATAAAACTGGTGCAGATTTGCGCCGTGCACGTCCGCCACGCGAGAAAATCGAGAAAATGGTTGATAAGGGAATGACTTATGCCGAGATTGGAGAGGCAATCGGCTCCACTCCCGAAGCGGCAAGCAAGACTGTCAGGAAGTATGGGTTATCAGAAAGATACTGGCTTGCGCATGGCATGTACAATCTCATCAAATCAGATCCCTATCGCAAGTTAGTTGAGCAGAGGAAAGCTGAGCTGAAGTCTTTGATTGATCACGGAGCCACCGATGCCGCCATAGGTGCGGAATTAGGAATGACCGTCAGTCGGGTCAAGTACTGGATTAAGGAATGGAATCTAGGGCGTAGGAAGCATATTATCGCAACCGGGAGGTTCAGATAATAAGCAGGAGGGGGGTGATTGACAGTGAATGACTTTAAAACAAACAAAGCATATCTTTTTCAGTATCGAAAGAAGATGGAAAAAATTCAGCGGCTAGAAGATAAACTGGCGCAGATTGACAGTGATCTTATCGTGCTCAAGTCTCCGGCCATGAGCAGTGAACCTAAATCATCAGTCAAAATAACGCTGACAGACAAGCTTATTCAAAGGGAAGAGTTGGAAGATAAAATCAACACGCTTCTCAAGTATGCACGTCAGGACAGGACAGACATTACACGATGCATTGACGCTCTCGACAATCAGAAGCAGGCGTTGGTTTTGGACCGATACTTCATCGGCCTGCAGTCTCTAGAAGAGATAGCGGACGATGTCAGCTATAGCTGCAGCTATGTCACCAAGCTTTACATTCAGGGCGTTCAGTCAATCAGTGTAGTTTGAGTGCAGTTGTAGTGTAGTTGAAGTGTAGTAAGAGTGTAGTTGGAGTGTATACAAAGTAACCGTGCATACATGCTATTATGATAACGTCGAAAAAGGCAAGAGATTAACACCCCCTTGGGGATACCATGCCAAGATGGTAAGCATCCCCCTGGAGTGCAAGTTAATCCCTTGCCTTTTTATATACCCACCAGTGGAGGTGACAGCATGGTCAGAGCTGACAGACAAGGACAGCACAGGACTGCATTTGAGAAGAATAAGAGAAGAATATTACTGACACAAAACGTCTGTGGGATTTGCGGCAAGCCTGTTGACAAGACGCTAAAAGCTCCGGATCCATTGTCGCCTGTCATTGATCACATCGTACCGATTAGCAAGGGTGGTCATCCATCTAGTCTGGACAATCTGCAGCTGGCTCATTGGCAATGCAACCGTCAGAAATCGGACAAGCTATATGCTAGTGGATTTAAAAAGAAGCCTCAAGTAATCGGCAACAGGAATCTTCCGCAGTCACTGGACTGGTCCAGATACAGGGGGGTATAGCCCCCCCTCCACGGTC